AATATTTTTAATACCTCGTAACACAATGCCTTCTAATAACTGGTCTTGAAAATTCTTTAGAATATAAATTTGGTCTGATTGATCCAATGGTTTAATCTTTGGTTTTTTATTACCTTTAGTGACCTTATCCAATATATTAATCATACGAATTCTAAATACTAATTTATCAGCATTATAATCAGAATATACACAATATATTTCATCTTTATATGAATTATTTAATGTGAAATTAACATCATCCATAGTGATATTTTTTTCTAGCATTATTTCTGGATCCATTTCTATACGGATAATCCATTTGGATTTATCATTTTCTTTTACGGTGTCTTCTTGTCCTAGACATTCGTCAATCATATTTTCAAATTCACGATATTGAGACATTGTTGATTTATCTTCACTAATTAATGTATTTAAATCATCAGGGTCAAAACATATCTCAACACTTTTAACTATTTCTTGTAATTTGGTATGTTCAAGCGTATATTGAAGCGTATTTGCCTTGTCTTTATCAGTTTGCTCATCTTGTTTTAAATAAACCGTTAATGACGGATTTTTAATTGAGGCGGATAAAGATAATAATTCTTCAATTCTAGGAACACCACGAGTAACATTGGATTTAGAAGCAACACCTGCGTAATGGAATGTGTTTAGTGTGTTGTGAACTATGATACCACTATCTAACATAAATGTTTGATTTGTTGGAACAGTAAAATCATATACATATTCATTATCATCCCCATTAATAATTTCAATATGCACGATTTCATCCCAAATAATATCTGATTTTGAAGCTTGATTTAATATATTTATTTCTTCTAAAATTTGATTACTATCTGGATGCGCTTCAAATATATCAATATATTTTTGTAATGTTCTACGACCAATATCATTTTTTTTCGCCCATCGTCCATAATTACGACTTTGACCTGGTAAATTTAAAACTTTTCCACATTTTGCTATTATTTTCCCAAGTCCATTAATTTTATCAATTTCATCCGCTAAATTATATGCATCAGTTCGTTCAATATATTTAACAATGTTCATTAATTTTTCGCTGTGGACTAAACTACCAATATGTTCTTGATACAATTTAGCATATTTAGCGCTTATATATACATTATAAATAGGAGCACCGCGAATAAAATTCGTTTTAATTGATGCAAATATTCCAAAATAATTAAAGAATAGTGCAATATCAGATGATAATTGTTTGCTTCTGCTACATGATCTAATTTGGTGATGGTTTTTATCACATTGAAAATTACCATCTCCATCCATATAACCTTGTATAAGTCCTGCTTTAAACTCATTAGGAGCAGTAAAAGCAAAATCAGGAATGCGTTTAACAAATGACCCGTTTCCACATGTTTCTAATATAAATTTAGATAGTGCCTTGTGACTAAATTTTGTTGTAACACTTGGCCCATATTCTCCAGCATACGAGCTAACTTTTGCGATTTTCCCAAACTCATTTGCTATTTTTGTGACATTATCAATATAATACTGAGAACCATTTGTAATACAAATAGAATAACCATTAATATTTCCCTCAGCTAAATAAGCTCCAATAAACCATCCAAATAAATTATCTAACTGTCTCTCTTGATTTTCAATCATTATAGTATCATTTACAAATATATTTGATATATATTTACACACAGGAATTCTTAACCCTTCTTTTAAGTCTGAACCTTTAATAGATTCCACTTGTTGTGATTCTTCATCACGAATCAAGTGCGAGTGACTTAAAGTTGTGGTAACTGTGCGCCCACTTTTAGTAGTAACTTTAATTAAATCGCCGTTGGTTGGGTGACGACTAATATGTGAAATTTTATTCCAATGCGTTTTTTCCTGTTTATCAACCCCCATGATATAATATTCATCCTCTAATTCATCTAGTAAGGTTTCTACACTATTTTTGTGACCAGTATTAAATGTAAATTGAGGATATGTATCGATAATTTTATCACACATTTCACCAATTTGTTCCAAAACTATCGTAACCTTCCCAGTTTTTTTATTTATTTTTCCGCATCTAATATGCTCACAATATATAGTAGACATTTGTGTTGTCGGCTCACCAATGCTCTGCGCCGCAATCATCCCAACCATTTCTCCAGGACTTACAACCGCGCGTTTATATGAAAGGATAATAGTTTCTAACAAAATGATTAACGCGTTTTTATTAAATCTTTTATTAAATAACAAGTCTTTTGGAGATAAATAATAATAAAATAACACTTTAAATAATTCGGTAGGGGGTGCAAATGTAATTTTTTCTAATTTTGCATAGGTTTGTTCAATAAGTTGAAATGCTTCAAACATAGTAATATCAACAAGAGAGTTGCTATTTATTCCTTGTTGTCCAATTATATTTTGGATTATATAAGCAAATGCAACAGGAACTCTTACTATCTTGTCAGTCTTATTATTAAATACATTTTTAACAATCTCATTTCTCTTTTGAATAATATAATTAATGTAAAATTGACATTTCTGTTTTATAGCTTCTTCTTGTTTCTTTTGACGAGTATACGCCGATTTAACAAACATACCTGATATTTTTTTTGTTTTAGTGTTATCATCAATTACTGCAAAATGCGAGTAAATATCTTGGACGCTCATATCAACAATTGGTAAATCTTGATTTTCAACTTTTACAGTATCAATCGAATCATCTCCATAAGAGAATTGAACTAATTTATTTTTATTTGTCCTGATAGTCATATCATAATTTACCATAAGGTCTTCAAGGCCTTTAATTAATCTTCTTTGAATATAACCAGTAGTAGATGTTTTAACCGCGGTATCAATCAAACCAATACGACCACCCATGGCGTGGAAGAATAATTCTTGTGGAGATAATCCATTAATATAAGAACTTTCGACAAATCCACGTGCAACGGCTGAATCGTCATATTTTGTATAATGAGGAAGAGTTCTGTGTTCAAAACCATATGGAATTCTTTTTCCATCAACATTTTGCTGACCTAAACACGCGGTCATTTGTTGAATATTAATCTCAGAACCTTTTGAACCCGCATTAAACATTACAACAAAACGATTATCCTTGCTTAAATTATTAAGCGCTTCTCTACCCGCATCATTTTGTGCTTTACTTAAAGCATTGTTTACCTTGGTCTCAAATTCTTCAACATTTGTTTTGCCTGAATTATTTTCAAACACACCAATTTGAACTTGGTCAATCAAATTTTTAACATCAGCCTTTTTTTCCGTGATAATAGATATGATTTTATCATTGGTTTTAGAATCAGTAATTAAATCACTTATACCAACACTAAACGCGCTTTGTTTCATATATTCGGTTACAATATTTTGCAAATCATCTACGAATTGAGCAGAAGCCATATTTCCAAAATCATTACAAACTCTGTGAATAAGGCCTTTAGTTCCTGAACCCAAAATGCCTTTGTCCATTTGACCCCGAATATATTTTCCATCAATTATTTCAACTATATTATTGGAACTATCCGCTTTCTCTTTATCTCCATCATATTGTTTGTTTTTTACTTTTAAAGATAAAGGAGGCATAATCTGTGAAAGAATTTCAAAATTGGACACTCTATCATTCGCCTTCTTTTTTAATGTTTCTGGATTTACACGATTAAACATCATCAATAAATTCATCGCATCCTTCTGTGTAAAATCTATCTGTTCTCTTGTGAACCGATAAGACCCAAGCATTGAGTCTTGGTAAATACCTATAATTGCGGCGTTATTTGCTGGACTAATAATTTGATAAGGAACCGCCGCTAAATTTTTTAATTCTGCCTCAGACTCTGGGTCCTGTGGCATATGCAAATTCATTTCATCGCCGTCAAACGATACTCCGTAAGGTTTCCCAAACGGACGGACTGTATCTTAAGCTCACTCAAGTTGGTTAAACTATCACAGTGAACCAACACCCGTTCAGTCTCTGAATGCCTTCCATACTCTTACCATAACGAGGTTAGGAAGTGACACTGCGGATTACCCAATCCTCCACATTATTACCATACCCGAGTTCTATCTCGGCCATTTGTAAAGTTTTCAATACAAACTTGGTAGTGGTTCTCTAGTTTATTATACTAGATAGGCTCTAAGGGACTTCCCGCAACAAGGTGTTTTGCAAATAAATCAATATATACTTGAGGCAAATCAAGATTATTTTTTGTATTATATTCTACTAATTTTTCATAATGTTTTTCTACTTGTAATTTTATGATTTTATTATTTTTCTTTAAATTTTCTACACATGATAAAGGCATAGTATTTCTCCAATTAAACGCAATCATTTGTTCTTCTTCAGTATCTAAATTAAATTTAGATATAGGAATTACGTGGTCAATATGCCAATCTTTTCCGTGATTATCTAAATTATAATTAGTATCATAATTAGATATCCATTTAAGGTATTCGAGAGAAGAACATCCTAAATACTCTACTGAGTGTTTGGATTTATTTTTATTTCGTAAACAATTATAAATTCTTGTTCTTATGTTACGCTTAAACTTTTCTGTAGGTTCATCTCGTTCACAATCTTTACATTTTAAACGATTGTATCTAAACCTATCTTTGTGTTTAATTTCATTACAATATTTACATTGTTTATTTTCTAAACCGATTTGTATTTGTTCTTCTTCTTGTATCTTTTGTTTTTGTAAAATTTTTTCGTGTTTAAATTTACTTGCTGAAATAATCGCTTGTTTTCTATATGCTTCATCATTGTTATACTTTTCTCGTCGTTTACTATTATTACATTCGCGACAAACTAATCCACGACCATAAAATTTTTCTGGTTCTTTTAGGTCATTACATTTGGAACATTGTTTATACGCGACATTATTGGGTTTAGTAGTATCCATATTATTATTATTACTTTCTTCTTTAAGTAGTTTGCCTTAAATATATTATTGATTTATTCACTAGAGGGTAACAAATTTTTAATTCCCCCTGTTGCCAACCTTAACGGCTATTATGACCTTAAATGGTCACAATTTTTCGATCGGCATTGTAAGGCTTTGTCAAGCCGTCCTTACCATTTCTGGTAAGGTTGGAATACACCTTGTGCCCTATCAGGTTGGTTAGACCTTCATTTAGGACCCGTCGTCATCTACTCTCTGAACCTTCCCCATACTCTTACCATAACGAGGTTAGGGGCTTGGCTGCTGATTATCCAATCCTTTACTTTTTTACCATTGGGAACGACTATTAATCGTGGTCCTTATAAATGTTTCCATAAATAAGTGGTAGTAAAGGCTCTAAGGAACTCCCAGTCAATTTGGCGACGTCGCAAACAAATCAAATTATATTGATTTATTCACTAGAGGGTAACACGCTTTTAACGCCCCCTGTTGCCGACACAAAGTCTATCGGCTACATTCATACGAAATGTATCACCTCGCTTCATAATTTTAGCAATATGACACATCATACTCATTCTATGAAGCGTAGGTTGACGATTAAATAGAATGGCATCTCCATCCATCATATGACGATGAACAATATCACCGTCTTCTAAAATGACGCTTTTTCTATCTAGGTATCTTAATGTAACACTTTGTCCATTTTTTCTCTCCAAAATTTTAGCACCAGGCCACACATCTGGACCATTTTGCACTAATTTAGTCAAGAAATTTTTATTTACACGATTTACTACAACAGGTTTTGTAATATTTTTGGCTATTTTCATAGGAATACCTAGTTCTCTAATAGAGATATTTGGATCAGCAGTAATAACTGAACGCGCACTAAAATCTACACGTTTAGCCATTAAGTTACCTCTCATACGCCCTCCTTTCCCATTTAACCTATCTTTAATAGATTTAAATGGTCTACCAGATCGTTGTGCTACTGGACTAGCACCAGGAAGTTTATTATCAACCATTGACGCTACGTGATATTGTAAAACTACTGACCAATCATTGATAATATTTTCGGGGGCATTATTTTCTAATTTTTCTAATAACGTTTTATTTGTCTTTACAATATTTACTAAAATATGTGTTAAATCGTCCTCTGATCTTTGCTGTGCATCGTGTTTTACAGATGGTCTTACTGCTGGTGGAGGCACCGCCAATACTTGACAAATCATCCAATCAGGACGAGACCAAACTGGACTGAACCCCATAAATGTAACATCTTCATCTGATATTCTTTTGAAGATTTTTAAAACAAGTTCAGGGGTTAATGGAATTACTATTGTATCATCTTCATCTCTATTACTCCATTCTGCAAATAATGATGACATACCCTCTTTTTTTACCTTTTTCGGTTGTAAACATCCACAACCATCTTCAGTATCTTCACCACAACGAGTAACTTTTTTACATAATTCAGAAACATATTTCCATCTCGCTTGTGATTGCATTTTTAATCCTTGTTTATATTTTTCTTTTGATATTAATAATTTACTACATTTAAAACAAACACATCTTAATAGCTTTTGTATAGTGCTTAAATATTGAATATAAAATACTGGACGAGCTAATTCAATATGGCCGAAATATCCTGGTGTTTGAATATAGTCTAAACCATCTGTTGGACAAATTAACCCTGGTTCCAAAACTCCCATCCTTGGGTCGAATAGCCCATTAATAACGGGTTTATTATTAATATATGCTTCTTTACTAGTAATTTCAGCAACAGAACCCTTTCGGATTTCTTCTGGTGATAATATACTAAATTGAATACCGATAATCTTTGAGCAATTAACATTTTTAATACTTTCAGAATTCAACGACATTCTTCTTATATATAATAGATAATATTTAGATTGTTTAAAATCAATTTTATTTATTTTTTAAATACTTTTTATATTCATAATAAATTGTATAAAATATATTGAATATATGAATAAAATAACGATTAATTAATTAAATAAAAAATTGAATATACTTAAAAATATATCTTTATAAATAATAATATACAATGCCGCGAGATAATCATATTAAAATGTCTAAGAAAGAAACTAACAAATCTAAAAGAAAGGATGAATCTAAACAAAAAAAGAAAAATAATGAATCATCTGATGACAGCGAATCTTTCTATACAGACGATGACAGTGAAAATGAAATGGATGTTCATGAATATCGTAAATTTCTTAAAAATATATTTCCATCCAAACATTTAGATAAAAAAATTAAATCAGGTGAAAAAGTAAAAGAACTACTAAATAAATGCGAAGAAGAAGAAGAAAATGAAGCAAAGTCGAAAAATAATAAGAAACCAAAAATACACACTGAAAGTAAAAATAAAAAAGAGCAATTGAAACCAACAAAATATAAAAAAGGGAAAAAAATTGTTGTTAGTGAAGATGATGAAGAAGAAGATGAAACTGAAGAATATTTAGATTCGGAAGATACCGAAACAGATGAAGACGAAGAAGACGAAGATGATGAATATAATGACGATGATAACAATATTTGTCATAATAACGAGTGTAAAAATAAAAACGCAAAGCCCAGTAAATTTAATATCGTTTTTACAATTTCAGGACAAGAAGATGAAATGGAAGATATGTCTGATGATGATGAAGAATGGGAATCTTGTTCTGATGATGTTACTGAAAATGAAGATGACCCAATTAGCAGTGATTCAGATACAAATGACGAATTAGTAGAAGAAGAAGATGAAGAAGAGGCCCCTAGAAGATCTAAGAGAATTGCTAAATTATCAAATAAGGATGCTAAACATAAGAATAAAAAAAATGAAGATAAAAATGAAGATAAGACAGATAAAAATGAAGATAAAAATGAAGATAAAAATGAATCTATATTAATTAATAAATTAAAAGATGCTCTTGGAGTAAAATCTGCTGAAAAAAAAGACACAGAAGAAGATATTGTTAAGTTATTAAAAGATTTACAATCAAAAAATAAACATAATGAATTGGTAAATGAATGTTTAAAAGTATGTGAAGGAAAATTAAAGGATAATAAAAGAAGACAAGAAAAAAAGATAGAGAAAGAAAAGGCAAGAAATGGACGGATATTTAAACGGATTTTACGTGACAAAAATACAATGAATGATTTTGAATTTTATGATAAAATAGACACTGTAAATCAAAAAAAGATTATCAAGGAATTAAAAGAAATTAATAAAATTACACGTATTGAAAAGCCATATCGTTTAACATTATTAGAATCTGATATACCTTTAATTTTTAAAGCAGCTGCAATGAAAAAAATTAGTTCTCTTCGTTATATGGAACCTGGTTCAGGTGAATATTATAAAATAAAAAACTGGGTTGATACATTTATGCGGATTCCGTTTAATGAATATAAAACGTTGCCTATCTCTATAACTGATGGGGTTGATAATTGTCACGATTTTATGGCCAATGCTCAAAAGATATTAGACGAAGCAGTATATGGATTAAACGACGCAAAAATGCAAATTATGCAGATGCTTGGTCAATTAATTACAAATCCTAAAGCCATTGGTTCTGCTATAGCTATTAATGGTCCTCCTGGAACAGGAAAGACTAGTTTAGTTAAAGAAGGAATTAGTAAAATTTTGAATAGACCATTTGCGTTTATTGCATTGGGAGGGGCTACTGATAGTAGCTTTTTAGAAGGTCACGGATATACATATGAGGGTTCAACTTGGGGAAAAATTGTTCAAATTTTAATTGATAGCAAATGTATGAATCCAGTTATCTATTTTGATGAATTAGATAAGATTAGCGATACTCCAAAGGGTGAAGAAATAGCGGGAATTTTAACTCATCTAACAGATACATCCCAAAATAGTCAATTTCACGATAAATACTTTACAGAAATTGACTTTGATTTAAGTAAATGTTTATTTATATTTAGTTATAACGATGAAAGTAAGATTAACCCAATATTAAAAGACAGAATGTATCGTATTCAAACCAAGGGATATAATCAAAAGCAGAAAGCTGCTATTTCTAATAACTATCTATTACCAAAAATTAGAGAACAAGTAAAATTTACAGCAGAAGATATAATTATTCCTGAACAAACAATTCATTATATTATTGATAATTATTGTAACAAAGAAGAAGGTGTTAGAAATTTAAAGAGATGTTTGGAGATTATTTATACTAAATTAAATTTATATCGTTTAATGCGTCCAGGTTCTAATTTATTTGAAGAAGATATGTCTATCAAAGTTGAATTTCCTTTTACGGTTACAAAAACAATAGTTGAAAAATTAATAAAATCCACTGGAAATGGGTTAGATTCGTCTTTATATCATTTATATATTTAGAATGTTTATCTTTTGCGACGCGTGATGCGCCTTTTTCGTTTACGTGTTTTCTTTATATATTTTTTATATTTTCTCTTTTTTGTTCCTCCTCTTTTTCGTTTTTGTCCAACCGATGGTAAAATACCTTCACCTACTATACATATGTCCATTTATATTACATATTTATAAATAATTTTATTTTTTACATAATATTCCGTACATAAATGTATATTATTTAATAATTAAAAATTGGCATTTGAAATGTAAAAAGGTGTAAAAGTTGATGATTTAATTAAAAAAAAACTTGAAAAATCGTAGTTAATAATAAAAATATTTTTATTTGTAAATATTTTTATATCCTAATTATAATAATGCCTATAATTGCAAAAAATAAAATAACTACTAGTCGTATATTTTATAATCGTGGTGTTCCTAATAGAGACCATAATTTCGCATATCTAGCTACATTAAACTATTCAGTGCTTAAGCAATTATCTATTTATAATAAAAATAATGGGATAAATCAAAATGTGCTGTTCAAATTATAATATATATTAAAACAATATAAAGGAATATTAATATATTAGATTAATCGTTATAATATGTTAAATGATGATAATACAATGTTAAATGATAATACAATGTTAAATGATAATACAATGTTAAATGATAATGCAATGTTAAATGATAATACAGCGTTAAATAAAAAAGTTTCAATTAGTTCATTAATTAAAAATAATATTATTAATCAATGCGAACACGAATGGGTAAAAGACTTAATTGATATTGATCCTGATAGGTCAAAAGAAATTTGCTATTGTATCAAATGTGAAATGACTAAACGGTAGTGACATTTAATATTCTGAATACGGCACATTATTAGATCCTCTACTATTTAAGTAATTCAGTTGTTCGACTGTCATACATGCACACCCTGTACTAGACGAATATGCATTAGGGCAACACTCGGGTTTAAATTCGGTTGTAGCAAACATATCTAATTCGTCTTTAGGTAAAGGAATTGGTTGCTTAGGGCGGTTCCAAATGGCCTGAACTCCAGCATCAGGGCGAGTTCCTGGACTATAAGTTAATGTAGGCATAGACCATGTCGAAGGATTCATAATATAATCGGGTGTTTTAGCTCCCGCAAATTCGGGTCCAGACGCACTATTATTTGCACCAGTAAAACCTTCAACCGTTGTTGCCTTAGCATCTAACATATTTGTCATGGCAATCGCAGTTTTAGGTTTAGAACTAATAAAACCTTCAACCGTTGTTGCCTTAGCATCTAACATATTTGTCATGGCAATCGCAGTTTTAGGTTTAGTAGTCATTTTTTCTTTCATTATTTGCATCCCTTCATACATAGTAACGCGAGAACAACTACATAATAGATGACCAAACATAATCCAAAATACGATTATAATAGCGATTATAATTTCTAGACGAAATTTATACGAACCAATAGAAATTTCCATATTATACATATTCCTTAGATAATATTTTTTTTAATTTAAGAATGGAATCAATATTATTATTAAAATCCAAATAAATGGTATTTTCTACTTCAAATTTTTCATTAGAAACTAACAAATTATATTTTTGTTCATTTCCTAAATCATTCATTAATTCAACTATTCCATACACAACACCTCCTGTTGATACTCTTTCTCCAATAAAAATTTTATCAATGGGTTTTTCACCATTTATCATTTTTATTTTGGTTTCTTTTTTAAAACCAAAATTAATATCTGTAAATAAATCATCGGACATTCGAAATGAAATATGTTCAAGTAAAAACGACAAATCGTCATCATATACTTCATCCCAATCAGTAAATATGGTATTATTTAAAACAATTGTTTTAGATGTGGTGTTTATACAATATAGATATGGTTCTGTATAACTTGTTAGTTTAATTGCATTAGGATGTTCTTTTACTTTTATCCATTTATTGTTATAATTAACTATATGACTTTCACTAATAATAATATCATTTAGATGATACATATCAAGGTCTTTAGATGTAACTTTTATTTTTGCTGTAACAATAGAACCATCTAACAAAGTATCTAATGGTTTTAGTTCTTCAATAAATTTAAATGTGCCGTCTATTAGAAAAAATTTTGTTTTTCTGTCAAAACATCTTAATTTAGGTATTGCCGATGTTTTAATATGTAAAACTTCTGTCATAAAGTAAATAATAATTGATAATGGAATTGAAATAGCTAAAAATACACCTGTCATAGAAGCAGCTGCTGGCCATGTAAAAGGTAAAATCCATAATCCAACAATTATAATAACAAGTGCCATTAATATTTTAATAATTAATTCTAAAATTGCTCCCATTAACGATTGTAATGTATAATATGAACCTAACATAGTATATAACCCACTAGTCATTACTCCTTGTATTTTTTGAAATGTGTCCATTAATGCTATAAACATTTTTTGAATTGGAATCATAACATTTAAAATTCTACTAAGAACATCCTGAGAAAATTCTCTTATATTATTTCTTAGTCTATTCATAATTTCTCTTATTTGTTGGATGGAATTAGATACCCCACTAAAAACCTGAGTTAATGATTTAATCATAAATTGAAAAGGTTCTAATGCGTATCCAGTTATGTTAGTTAAAATATTTTGAACACAATATTGAAAATTATCGCTTGTATATTGAAATGCGGTAGTGCCCTCTGGGTGAGTTATCATTCCAGCAAATGGTAAATTTTGTGGTTTGCATCGTTGATTTACCCAGTCGTCGGCAATGGCTTCCTTAGTTTGCATCACTTTGCAATAAGAAAAAACAAAAAATACAAATAAGGTGATAAAAATAAAAATAATAACAGAATTTCCATATAAATCAAAATAAGATAAGGTGTCGTATGTGTTATTTATAAAATGAATTGTTGTTTCCATAGGTATTTTTATTTCTGGTTTATTATCCATATACTATAAATGGATAATAATAAAGGTTTATTTCTTAATTTGATATAATTATCTATTCCGTGTTAGTATATCATCTTCCCAATCCCAAAATAATTCATTATCAATAGATATACGTCCAGTAGTTGTAATTAAACACGAAAAATAATCAAGAATACTATCTGGTTGAATGATCGCCTTATTATAATCTTTCACTTGTATCCATTCATTTGTTAGTTTATCTTTAATAAAATGCTCTCCAGTAACAAATATATTTTGATTGGTGCCTTTAATTTTATATAGCGGTTCCTGTTTAACATTATCTATTTTTAAAACCGCAAATACTTTTCCCCCATCTTTTAATATCGAACCTAAAGGTATATTTTCCATTTCATATTGAGTTCCATCATTTAATGTAATTATTGTTTTTGGGTCAAAACACGAACCAATTGCTTTTACAAGTTGTCCAGGTGGTCCAGACCATGCACTATTCATCGTTTTAATTGAACCATCTAAAACATACATAATAGTAACGACAATACCAATCATTTTCCCTACCATATCTTTAATACTAATGATAATCTTTTGAAACTCGACAATCATATTTAAAAATACACCAAACACATTTTGAATTATTTCAGAAACAAAATTTCTAACAGAACTAAACATTACACGGATATTATTAATTGCTTCATTGAATCCTCCCCCAATAGATGTTAATGAATTAATCATATAATTTAAAGGTTGTAAAAGATAACCCATCATATTCATTTGAGTATTTTGTACACAATATGTAAAGTCTTCTGATATATTTTCTGAAAAAACCCAATAAGGCGGGTTACAACGATATACAGGCCAATTTTCTTTTATTTCTAATGCCGATTTAAAATACATCATTACCGCTATTTGGGCAATAAAACCTAAATTTACATATATTAAATTGAAATAATTATTCATTGTTGGCATAATCTATATTATTATTATATATATTTATTTTCTTATTCAAGCGTTATTCAAGCGTTACTAACAAATTTATTGACGACGTTTTTTAGTTTTTTTATTTTTAATGCGTTTTCGTTGCTTGTGCTTACATTTATAACTCATTTTTCTTCTTTTTGATTTTTTTCCACCACTTAAACATCCCCAAACAGGCCACGAACCTCCTCTTTTAGAACCGCCTGTTTTACCCGAGTATAATGCTTGTTGTTGAGCAGCGATCCCTGCCGTTTGCCCTGGTGTTCTAGCTGTGTCATACACTGACTGACTTGCTTGTTGCTGTGATAATGCGGTTAACTCTTTATAATTGCCTCCCGTTGCTTGAGAATTTACGGTTCCTGTAGGAACTGCTGGAACCTGAACTACGGGTGGTCCTTCTGCTCCTCCTCTTAAACGTCGTCTTTTAGAACCTCCATTTTTACCCTGTCCAATTAAAGCCATATGTTCATTTGTTTGTTGTTGCTGTAATTTAATCCCAGCACTCATAGGGCTAGTAGAACCAGGTGGCATAGCAGGTACTACTTGCAATGGCATAGTTGATGGAATCATATTAGGTTGATTGCTCATTATAATATAATCAAATATATTTTTCTAATAAATATATTTGAATGAGTTATAGTTTAAAAATAGTATTCTAAAATAATAATATAATGGATCCAAACCAAAGGCTTCAATTACAACAAATGATTACGGCAAATAATGTAGAAGATAATACAAATTTAATTAGACAGCTTAAACATAGTCATGTATTGCGAGAAAATGTAAATAATCTTATTATGTTAAAGGCAAAATATATGAATGATCCGGATTCTCTTCATTTAGAAGGAATGACTGAATGTAATTTTTTATTTACATATTACACCGATCTTTATAATAAAAT